AGAGGACAAAGCAAGTATCCTATTACATGATTACTATGTTGGTATTGGTCGTAAAGTCTATGAAGACATTATGTCCGACGATACTAATCTAGAAGAAGAAATTGAAGATATTGATGCCGCAGTTGATGAAGTTGAATCTGATTTAACTGAAGAAGGTGACGATATGGAGGCAGAAATGGATGCTATTGATGCAGACGCAGACGCCGCAGAAATTGCAACAGATATGGATGCTGATGAAGCACCTGTATCATCTGATGCCGCTGACGTTGCTGATGCAATGGTTGACGTAGAAGCCGCACTAGCTAACCTAAAAGCAGAATTTGAAGACATGCTAACAGGTGGTGACGCAGAAGCACCAGCAGAAGAAGAAATGCCAGAAGAAAGTGTACAATTTGAAGAAAAAGAAGAAAGCCTCGATGAAGCTGATTCTGAAGAGCAAATTGACGAAGCGGCAGAACTTAAATTAGCACAGAAGCCAGATATGGCCGACCATGCAGACAATAAAGCAAGCCCAGTCGCTAAGAAAAATGACATGGGTGGTAAAGCAGTTAACATGGCAGGTGGATCTGCAGAAGGTGTAGCATCTGGAACAACTCCAGCTAAAGCTCCAGCTTCACAGGAACTACCACATGGAACTACTGAGCCAGCAATGAGCCAGGTAAAGGGTTAATAAGATGAACTTACAACCATTAACAGAAAGACTATCATTCGACCAAGCGAATCTCGTTGTCGAAATGGCAGAGAATCAGGATGGTGGTAAGGATCTCTACATGAAAGGGATTTTCATACAAGGTGATAAAAAGAATCATAACGAAAGAGTTTATCCAGCAGATGAAATTTCTCGGGCAGTAGAGAGCATTAGTCAAAGACTAGCAGATGGCTTTTCAGTATTAGGCGAAGCAGATCATCCAGATGATTTACAGGTTAACATCGACCGTGTCAGTCATATGGTTACTGAAATGTGGATGCAAGGTTCCGATGGATATGGAAAACTAAGAATTATTCCAACTCCAATGGGAAACATTATTAAAACATTACTAGAAAGCAAAGTAAAACTAGGAGTAAGTTCTAGAGGATCCGGGAATGTAGGCAACGGTGGAAACGTTTCAGATTTTGAAATTGTTACTGTTGATGTTGTAGCACAACCGAGTGCCCCTGATGCTTATCCAACTCCAATTTACGAAAGAGTTATGCTAGACAAAAGACGAGCCGCTCTTATGGATGTAGCCCTAGCGACGACTTACGATAAGTCCGCACAAAAGCACCTTGAAATTGAGGTACTTAGATTCCTTGAGAATCTTAAAAAAGTCTGAGGAGACAAATTATGAGTAATGAAAACTTTACAGATTTGCTCGGCTCTGTAACATTGTCTGAAGAGGTGCGTGATAATATCAACACCGCTTGGGATCAAAAACAGATTGAAACTCGTGAAGAAGTAACAGCAGAACTCCGTGAGGAATTTGCAACACGATATGAGCACGATAAAGGTCAACTCGTTGAAGCAATGGATAAATTGATTCAAGATACCATTTCTGGTGCTAGTGACGAGTTCAAGAAACTACATGAAGATACTAAACAATCTCGTGTAAAATATGCTACTAAGATTAGTGAAGATGCGAAACTTCTACAAAAATTTGTTATGGAAACATTAGCAAAAGAAGTTAGTGAACTTAAATCTGATCGAGCCGCACAAAAAGAAAATTTTAAAGGCTTAGAAGAATTTGCCCTACGCAAATTAACTAATGAGCTTTCAGAGTTACACGAAGACCACAAACAATTAGTTGAAGCTCGTGTTAAACTAATTTCAGAAGGTCGTACTGCTATCGAAGAAGCAAGATCGCAATTTATTAAGAAAGCAAGTGAAAAGGTTAACAGCCTTGTAACTGAATCTTTCAAAACTGAATTGTCCTCGCTTAAAACTGATATCCGTGAAGCAAAAGAAAACAACTTTGGACGTAAAATTATGGAGGCTTTTGCCGCTGAATTTATGTCAAGTAAGTTTGCAGATGGAACAGCAGTAAGTGATCTTAATGGAAAAATTACTGAGATGGAAGTAAAATTAGCAGAAGCACATAAAGCTATTGCTGATAAAGAACATCTCATCACCGAATCAAGTCGTTTACAGCGCCTAGCGGAAGATAAAATGACTAGATCTCGTATTATGCAAGAACTAAATGCTCCTTTATCAAAAGATAAAAGAGTTATTATGGATGAATTACTTGAGACAACTCCAACAAGTAAACTCAATGAAGCATTCCAAAAGTACTTGCCATCAGTTCTTAACGAAGAGGTCCGTAGAGACAAGAAAGTTATCGTTGAGGGTCAACAATCACAGAAGACTGTGGTTACCGGAAACAAACCAGCAAATAACGTAGACGAAGCTCCAGTTGAAGTTGATTCAACTATTGCAGATCTTCGTAAACTAGCTGGACTCTAAAGAAGGAGACATTAAAATGTCAGAAGCTCTTTTTGAAGCTAAAAATTGGTCCGCAACTAAAGACGCCTTAACAGAAGGTCTTAACGGACAACGTAAATCTACAATGGAAGTTTGCTTAGAAAATACTAAAAAGTATTTGGCTGAGACAGCAACCACTGGTGCAACAGCATCTGGAAACGTAGCAGTACTTAACAAAGTAATTCTACCAGTTATCAGACGTGTTATGCCAACAACCATCGCTAACGAATTAGTCGGTGTTCAACCTATGCAGGGACCTGTTTCTCAGATTCATACACTTCGTGTACGTTATGCTGAGGCAGCCGCCGCTTCTTCAAACGAAGACGGTGTAGTTGGTGCAGAGGTTGTTGCTGGTGATGAAGCATTATCACCATTTGCTATTGCTAACCAGTACTCAGGTGGTGCTGATGGTAAAGCAGACGCAACTGCTACTAAAGAGGGAACTGGTGGAAACAAAATGTCAATCCAGATCCTTAAAGAAACTGTAGAAGCTAAATCCAGAAAGCTATCAGCTCGTTGGACATTTGAAGCCGCTCAGGACGCACAAGCCATTCATGGTGTTGACGTTGAAGCTGAAATCATGGCCGCACTTGCTCAAGAAATTACTGCTGAAATTGACCAGGAAGTTATCCAGTCATTAACAGCACTTTCCGGATCTGCATTTGGTACATATGACCAAGCCGCAGTAAGTGGTACAGCTAACTTCGTAGGTGACGAGCATGCCGCTCTTGCAGTTCTAATTAACAGAGCCGCTAACGACATTGCTTCTCGTACAAGACGTGGTGCAGGTAACTACATTGTTGTAAGCCCAACAGCTTTAACAATTCTACAATCTGCTACAACTTCAGCATTCGCTAGAACAACTGAAGGAACTTTTGAAGCACCAACAAATACTAAGTTTGTTGGAACACTTAACAGCTCAGTAAGAGTATACGTTAACCACTACAGTGGTGACGCGGCTCCTGTATTGATTGGTTATAAAGGTGCAAATGAAATGGATGCTCCGGCATTCTATTGCCCATACATTCCATTGATGAGCTCAGGTGTTGTATTAGATCCTAACACATTCGAGCCAACTGTCAGCTTTATGACACGTTACGGATATGTTGAGCTTTCTAACACAGCTTCATCTCTTGGTAACGCGGCTGATTATGTTAATAACATTGCAATCACAAGCGGTAACCTTTCTTTCATCTAGTCCTAGACTAAGCGAAGAAAAAAAATTAAGCAGGGCTAGTTTTACTAGCTCTGCTTTTTCTTTGATAAATATTTCTATGTTAGCATCTATGAAAGACAGATTATCAAGAGCAAAAATTTGTCATGAGTGCGAGTTTTATACTAGATTTACAAAGCAATGCAAAGAGTGCGGTTGCTTGATCAACTTAAAAATATCATTTTCTCAAACTTCATGTCCAGTAGGTAAATGGAAATCAGTTGAAAATGGTAGTCAAACTAATTTAATTAAAAATTTTATCTCTTAAAAAATTAACTCAAACGGTAAATAGCATGAAGAACATGGGAGATTTATTATGCCTAAATTAAGCACATATGACGACAGTGGATTTGATACATCTATTAGTATTAAAAGCAAAAATAAACTAGCTACAAGCGATAGCCTAGCAATGGTTGCAGGCGATAACAGAAATGTTACAATAGATGTTGCCGCAAGCAGAGCGGCCACTGATAATGCCGCCGCAGTAACTACTGCCGGAGGAGCTGAAACAACTATTAAGAATACCAACGAGAATTGGGTAAACAGTAAATGGAGACCTATGATGGGTTGGGTATACATGGGAACATGTATTTTTGATTTTATATTAGCACCAATTGGTTGGGGAATACTACAAACAATGGGAGCAGGGTCCGGAGGACAAGTAGCAGTACAATGGGCTCCTCTAACATTACAAGGAGCAGGACTTTATCATGTTGCAATGGGTGCCGTTATTGGTGTAACAGCATTTGGTAGAACTACAGCAACATCTGCATTAGGAAAACTAAAGTAATATGGCAATCAAGACTAATCAAACAACAGATACACTAACTCCAAGTACTGGTACTATAATAGTAAACTCTACTGGAGCATTAGAAGTACCTACAGGTAATACACTTCAAAGACCGGTAACACCAGGTGCAGGTGCCTTGCGTTTTGATTCTAGTTCTTCTACATTAGATATATTTGATGGATCATTATGGAATACATTAGTTTCTTTGTCTTATGTTGATACAACTGCAACAAACTTGCAAACACAGATTAATAATATTGTTAGCAACTTAGATCCTGCAACATTAGATTCTTTAACAGAAATCGTTGCCGCTTTTCAAAGCGAAGATAACACATTACTTTCTTTGATTAATACTGCTAATACAAATATTAGTGCATTACAAACAGACTTAACACAAGAAATTAGTAATAGACAGTTTGCAGATACACTTGCAACCAACGCAAGAGCAACAGAAGTTACTAATAGGACCAATGCTGATACATTATTACAAACTAATATAACAGCAGAAGAAACTGCTCGTATAGCACAAGACAATCAATTAGCATTAGATATTCAGCAAGAAACATCAGATAGACAAACTGCTATTTCTACATTAGATACTGCAATTACTAACGAAGAAACTGCTCGTATTGCCGCAGATTCAACTCATACTGCTAACATTACAACACTTTCTGGAGACTTAAACACAGAAATATCTGACAGACAAACTGCAATTACTACCGAAGCCAATGCTCGTATTGCTGGCGATGCCGCAAACGGTGCTGATATTAGCACATTAACAACAAACTTAGCAACTGAAGTAACCGACAGAACAAACGCAGACACTACATTACAAAATAATATTGATAGTAACAGTCTAAGTATATTACAAGAAATACAAGACAGAGGCGCCGCTGATACATTAATACAAACTAATCTTGATACAGAAATAATTGATAGAACAAATGCTGATACAACATTACAAACTAATATTGATACAGAAGAAACTGATAGAATAGCCGCTGATACAGCATTACAAACTAGTATTACTACTAATACAACAAATTTAGCAACTGAGGTAACCGACAGAACAAACGCAGACACTACATTACAATCTAATATTGATGCTGAAGAAACTGCTCGTATTGCCGGAGATGCTGGCTTACAAACAACCATTGATAACTTAGAACTAAGTGATCTAACAGATGTAACTAACACTTCTCCAACAGACGGACAGATGCTTAGTTATGATGGTACAACAGGCAACTTTAGACCACAAACAGTAGCACTTGCTCCTGTTAATAAAAACTATGTTGGTGACGGAACAACTTTACAATTTGATTTAGGACAAGATGTTCCAAGCCCAAACAATCTTGTTGTGGTAGTTGATGGAATTGCACAGAAACCTTTGTATAGTTATGTTGTTACCAACGGAGATAAGTTAGTATTTGACGAAGCTCCAGAAAGTGGATCTATAGTTGAAGTTAGAATATTAGTAGGACAATCTACAACTGATAGACCTAGGCCTAAAATTTCAAACATTGCATACTCAGAAACTGCCGCCCCGGTTTTTAATCTTATTACATTTAATGTTACAGAGATGACTTATGGGTTTGGTGCTAAAATAGGAACGGTTCCTATTGCACACATTGAATATCCATCAGCTGGATCTATGCAATTAAAAACTGCCGAGACGTTTACCGGAAATCAATCTATTACATTAATTGATAATAGTGGAAACGAATTTGTATTTGAAGATGCGTTTGCAGAACCAGATGGAACTTCAAATCCATTATGGACTGATGCAAGAAAATTTATTGGTACTTTTAGTGCCGGAGACAGCATTAATTACACAATAGGTGTAAATAGCACGTCAACATTGACTCTGGGTGCAACATCATCCCAGGAAACTGCTCCGACTTGGTTGTCGGTTAGTGGTTTAACTCTTGTAGGAACTGCACCAACATTGAGCAGTCCTTGCAGATACGAGTTCCAAATAATTGCAACAATAGGCAGTAAGAGTATATCTCGTAATTATTGGCTTGTTGTAATTTAAAAAATCATCTATATAACGGAAAATATTTTCCTAATCCTTTATTGGGTCTAACCAATTTAATTTTAGACAACTATAAATGACGCATGAGTGTCATTTCTCAATAATAAGGAAAAGAAAACATGCCTTTAATTAAAGCACGTTCGAGTTCGTTGATGAACTCAATTGATTTAAGAGGTACTCCGACTGCCGCTACTGCCGCCGCTGGTACATCGACTACCCAGCTTGCGTCAACAGGCTTCGTGTCAACAGAAATTAGCAACTTAGTTAACTCCGCACCTACTCTTCTAGATACATTAGACGAATTAGCCGCGGCGATTGGCGATGATGCCAGTTTCTCTACCACGATGACAACAGCACTATCGGAAAAAGTAGCATTAGCAGGTGGTACAATGACTGGAGCATTAGTGCTCTCAGGTGCACCAGCCAATGACCTC